AGTCAATAATATCAACAAGCCTGTTGGGTTGCCATAAAGTATTATTGCTTGAATAAAAACCAAGTGTTGTGCAAGTATATCTTGAACCTTTTGCCCTTTTAACATTAATATTCCACTCAGCTAAAGCTTTTAATGATCTGCTTTCGCTTGCTGTGTTCATTGTTAAAATTTTTCTTCTTGTTTTTCTTATCTGTGAATCTGTTGCTATACCTTTTTGTGAAATACTTGTTTTTGTATGAGTTTTATTATTACTTTGAGAATAAACTTCAATAAGATTAAATCTATCAACAGTTGACAATTTTAGTTTAGATGTCAAAATATTTGTACTTGATGTATAATCATTAATGAGCATATTTTTTACAATGTCATCATCTTCTCTGATTATTGTTAAATTACCTTCACTATCTATTTTTAATAGTACTTGTAATTTTTTAGCGTATTGATCTAGAAAATTAAAAATAGACTGTCCAGACTCTGTCTTTATTTTTTCTGTTGCTTCTAAATTTAATGTTCCTACTTTATTAATAACTTTTATAGAAAAGCCGTTATCTTTTAAAACAAGATTTACAAGTTTTTCAAAATTTCTTTGAGCATAAGATTTTTGAATTATATTTGAATCAATAATATCTCCGCCTATATCTCTTCCTGACGCTGTTTTTGAATGAGAATCGCTTGACACTTCTTTTTCTATATCTTCAATAAAGCCAGTAATAAAAAGTTTATCATCAATATAAACTTTGGCACTTTGACCAAGTTTAATATCGTTTACAATTTTTCCTAATTTTGTTTCTTTAACTGTACTTGTAAATGAGAATGAAGAGCTAAAATTTTCTAAAGAACTATTAACAGCAATTTCTGTGAAGCCTTCATATTTTATATTATCTATTTCTAAATAAATTTTATTATTAAACATTAGTCAAAATCTTTATATTGCCTTGGATCTGCGAAGTATTACTAAAATTATTTAATAATCTAATTGTTTCTTTTAAGTCAAGTGATCCATAAAGTTTATAAACTAAAACATTTAAAGATATTGGATTAAAAACTTCATAATCAGCAACATTGGGCAAACTTATAGCTAAATTAGAGAATATATTATTTGCCTCAATTTTCATCTGTACTAAATCACTATATAAATCTTTATCAATACCCGATAATTGATTAAAACCATTTTCTAAATCAGTAATAACCTCGTTTAATTCTTGCAAATTACTATAGTCAATATTAACCGAAGCATCATAAGCAGTTGCAAGAACCGCAACATTTACAAAATTATTTAATTGATCTTGATTGTTTTTAATATCTAATTGTATTTGTGATTTTCCAACAATAGCTTGATCACTTTCATTAAAGCCAAATAGTTTTTTTGTTGTACTAAATAAGTCTTTTGAGTTATTAAAAGCAACGGCCATATTATCAAACGAAGTGCGGAGATTTGAAGCTAAAATTGACGGAGATTGTACTAATTTATTAGCACTTGCAACAATTTGATTTAATGAAGTTGTAAAATCTGCAAAACTATCACCTGCACCTTGGATTTGTTTAGCAACATTATTTATTTTATTTGCTGTTCTTTTAAGTGTTTTAACTCCAGAGTCAAATTTTGCTTTAGCATTTTTTACCGACTTCCAGCCAGCATTAAAAGCATCTTCATTTTTACCAAGTACTTTTGATTTTAAACTAGCTAAAAAGCCTTTGCTTCCTTTTGTTTTAACTGGTAAAATATTTAATGAAGCTATCTCAAAATTAATTTGAAATTTTGTTATTCCTAGTTCTCTTATACTTTCACTGAAAGTATATCCTACACAAACAACTTTTAGATCGCCTATAGAAGGGTGTACTAAATCACCAATCCCTTCTTGATCTAAAGCTTCTATTAAAGAATCTCTATCAGCATAGGAAACATTATCATCAGTATAAACATTTAAAGTAAATTTCTTTTCTAATCCGCCTAAATCTTCAACATATCTTTCTTTCTTGTTTGGATATTCGTGACTTACTGTTTTTCTTCCGCCACTTGCATTATAATCTTGATAAAAGAAATAGGCTTCTCTAAATTGTCCTTCGGATAATCTTGATGTATTAAATACTGTCATTACGACCCCGCAAATACTGCGTTAACGCCGACAGGCAAGAAATTGTTAGGTCTTGGAGTAAATCCAGCACTAGAGCCTTTGGGTAAGCCATTAATATTAACATCTAATTGACCGCCTGCTGTTAGTTGCTGTGGTTTATTTATTTGCGTTTGTTGATTTAGTTCTGGTGAAATTATTTTTGATAATTTTTCAAGTCCGATAAAATCTAAAACAATAGCAGTATCAGTCCTAAATCTATTTATTAAATCCATTACAAATTTAATTTTATTTGCTACATAATCAAAGGCAGGTGCAAATTCATTAACTATAAAATCTTTAATTGCTATTAAATCGTTTTTAAATAAAAAAAATAATGTTATAAGACCAATAATTAAAGTAGTTAATGCACCAATTGGCGATGCTAGAAAGGATAAACCAATAATTAATCCTTTAACTGCCAAAATTATAGAGCCAAAAATTATAACAAGCGGTGGCAAAATTGCAATCAAACCACCAATAATTAAAATCATTTTTTGGGTTTCTGGTGTCAATTGTTGAAAATATTGAGTTGTCTTATTTAAAACACCAATAAATTGTATTGCGTATGGAAGTAAAATCATCCCTAACTGAATTGATAGATCATTATATGAAGAACGCATTATTCTCATTTGATTTGCAAAACCCGCTTGAGTTCTTATAAAATCACCATGAGAATTTGATGTCATTTGCAAAACATAATTATATCTTTGCAAAACCTTTTGAGCTTGTGTCAAATTACTCATTTTTTTTGCAATTCCTTGTGTTAGAAGAAATTGATTTAGATTTTCTTCTGTCATCACTACACCAAGTCTTTTTAAGCTCTCAGTTTCGCCAGTAAATATACCTGATAGTGCTGTTTGTACTTCGCTAATATTTAAGTTTTTAAATGATGCTAAATCTCCTGCTAGACCCACTAAACTAGTTGATAATTCTGAGGCCTTTATTTGAGACAATCCCATTGATGTTGACATATCGCCAAACATTGCTGCCATATCGAGTGCAGTTCCTCGGTCAATACCAAAATTTTTTCCAGCAGTATTTGCAAAGTCTTTTACTGTTTGTGATGCGTTTCCAAATGCGACATCAACTTTATTAATTGACTCTGAATAATCTGAGGCTATTTTTATAAATGAGCCAGCTACTAGGCCTATTGGTAATGTTGCTTTAACAAACATATCTTTACCAAATCTTGTAAATTTTGTACCTAAATTATCTAGTTTTGTTACAACTTGATTAAGAGAGGTTGACATTGAATTTGCGATTTTTTGCGTCTTGCTTCTTGTAGCTTCTAAATTAGCTTGAATTGTTTTTAACTGAGGGCTTATATTATCAACTAAATCATATATGTAGGATACTTTAAACATTTTTTTCTAGTTGTTTGTTAATTTTTTGAGCTTCTTTTTGAAGTCTTAATAACTTAGGTATTGGTTGTGATTCTAACCAATCAAAACTCGCCGATCCTTTGTAAAAATAGGCAAGGTTGCATATTAAAGACTCTAGTTGAGAGTCTTCGTCCATGAAACAATAAAAAAAACCTCTAAATATTTAGCAAGTAGCCCCTCAAAATCATCTTCACTTATTTTATTTATATCTAAAGCTGTAAGTGGTTGCTTTGATTCTTCATCTTTAAAAGCAACATTTAATAAAAGATTTGCAAAGTATTTGTGATAAGAAACAATGTCAAAATCTTTAAATAAAAATAATAAAGCATGAATTGTTTTAGCATCAAACTTAACATTATCACTATTTACTTGCTCTTGTGCTTCTTGTCTTGACATGTAAGAAGGCAAAAGAAGCATTGCTTCAAGAAATTTCTTTTTAAGAATTAAAGTTTTGTCTTTTTCTTTAGAACTTGGAGCTAATAAATAAATTTTATCTAAATCAATAAAATCATTCTTGCCATCTATGTTAGCTTGTACTTTTATTGATTGTTTTAATTCAAAAATTATTTTATCTGTCATATTTAACTTTTAACTATAATGCAGGATCGCCGTAGAATACATAGTCAACAGTTCCTAAATCTTCTCTTTCTGGCAATTCTTCAATTAAACAACCAGTGAAATTTTGATCTCTAAAAGAAATTGTATTATTATCTCCATTATTATAAAAAGCGTCAAACTGTGCAATGCTTGCTGGCGTATTTCTCACTGTAATAGTAATCTTACTCATATTTGTTGAAATATCAGTAGTAACAATTTTGGCACCGTTAACTTGCGGATTAACGATTCTTTTTTTTGAACCTGCTTGAATTTTTACCGCTCCTTCATAAGCGATAATTGTTCCATTTATTGACAAAACGCCATAATCTAAAATAGCCATAATTTAATTATTCAAAAGTTGGAGTAAAATTAACAATAATATTTCTTACTTGTGTTACAATATTAGCAATTGATTCTGTTGTGATCTTGCCATCTACTAAAGTAATTACGATTGAATCTTCAATTGCTTTTTTAAAAGCCTTTGCTTCTTGAGATCCAGCACGAAGCAGAGCGTAATTATTATTTCCGTTAATACCTGATAAATCGCCATAATATTTCATCATTCTTGCAATAAAAACTTCTTTATTTACTTGTGGCCTTCCTGCTACTAATACATCGCCTGTTGTTAAGGTATGTTGTGAAAAATCTGATTTAAGATTTTGGAAAACATAATCTCTAATAACAGTCAAAGTATCAAAATAATTAATATATTTAAATGTTGGATCTGGTTGACCTAAAGCATCAGTTTTATAAGTTGATACAGCTTCATTTGAAATAATTGTAGTATTAGCAGGATTATTTCTCAATAACCAAACACCACTTTTTTCAAGTTCTGCACACTCAACATCTGTAAAATCATGCCCTGTTTCAATAATTGGAAGTAAATTAAAAGGTGTATTATGATAAGGTATACCAGCAAAGAAAGAACCACCAATTGATTGACCGTTGGTAGTTATTGTTGATACATTTGCATCTACAGTTAATCTTAATTCTCTATAAGCTGCAACATAACAGGCTATCACTAATGGATTTTCAAAAATTGCTCCGCCTTTATGAGTTGAGCTTGAAACTAGTGGGATACCTATATAACCAAGAGTTTTTTGATTTAAAGCGTCAGCAGTTGTGTTAGTATTTGCATAAGTATCAAATTTACAGCTAATACCTAAACCATCAACAATTTTATTATCAACATTTACTCTTGCTTCTGTAAAATTTGTAAGAGTTGAAAGCCCCCAGTCTGACGGATAAACAATTGAAGTATATCTTTTATCAACAATTGGATCAAATAAAGAAGTCAAGACAGGGTTAGTTGCACCGCTACTCATTGCTGTTAGTGTTGTAGTAATACCAGCAACAGTTCCATCAATTTTAATTCCAATATTATTACCTTGCGTTCCATCATTTACAGCAGTCAAAGCAACTGAACCAGTAGTATTAACGGCAGTTACAGGTGAATAAGTATTAGCAGTAATTAAAGCTGTTAAACTTGTGCCTATTGAATTTGCTGTATCACCACTCGCAACATTTAATTCATATTTACCATCTCTTTTTGAGTTAATATAAACAGTTAAAGTACCAGAAGCAGTGGCAGTTCCAGAAAAAGCAATTGTTCCTGTTGCTTGTACGCCTGACGCGTTATCTGTTAAACCAATTGCTGAAACCTTTGGTTTAATCTTAGATATAGAAAGAGCATCAATTAAAGCTCTTCCTGCTATTGCGATTTGTGATTTTGCACCAAAGAAATCA